AGCTAAGCTGTCTGTTGACGTGAAACAAGAGTTGTCTATTGATCCTCGAACAGTGGGATTATCAGCAGTAGATGAGATGACAATTCAAAATATCGCAACAAGAGAATCTTATCTGGCAGAATTTGATTGGGACGTGGGAACTTCGGTCGAGACCTTGCTTTGGCAAGCAGTCGTTGACCCATCCCTACATCGTCAAATGTCCAGTGAGAAACATTTCACAGCTTTAGCTTTTGCAACCATGCCTTTTAAATATTGGCGTGGTTCTTTGCGTTTTCGTTTTATGGTAGTTTGTAGTGCCTACCACAAGGGTCGACTTAAGATTGTCTATGACCCCGAAGGTGGTATTGGAACTGCAGAGTATAACACGGCATATACGACTTTGGTTGACATTTCTAATGAAACTGATTTTACCATTGACGTTGGCTGGGGACAAGCAACCTCTTGGCGTGAACATCGTGGTTTGAGTGGTAATACTTTACTCACTACGTCTGTTAACGATCCATTAGGTTACACTGCCTCATCCGTGCAGTATGGAAACGGTACAATTTCTGTGTACGTTGTCAATGAATTGACTGTTCCCAATACGACTACCAATAATGACATCCAAGTGAATGTTTTCGTATCAGCACTCGATGATTACGAAGTTTCAGTACCTACTGAACAATACATTCAAGAATTGCGTTTGACGAAGGATGATGCTTTAGTTGTGCCACAGGCGGAGGAATATGCGGCTGCCGAATCGGAACCTACCGTGGTTCCCACCGATCCAGTCACAATTTCAACCATGGCAAACAAAATTCCTATTAATGATCCATCTTCTCTAATACATTTTGGAGAAGCAATTGGATCATTACGTCAATTGTTGAAACGCTATCAGCTGTATGAGTTTTTACCATCGGATGCTGTAGACAAAGTGATGCATTTTAGTTTCACTAGAGCTCATTATCCGATGTTTCCTGGATACGTCCAGAACGCTACAGCCCTCTCGTTACCCAATGAAGTGCTCACAGACGGAACGTACAATTTTGTCTATATGACTTATATACGTTACATTTCGTGTGCATATGCTGGCATGAGAGGAGGGATGAGATATGCCCTTGATTTGACACCACATTTCCGTAATGGAGCAAATGCGCCTCCAAGCGGATATATTCATCGTGAATACGACTGGATTATTCCAGCGTCTACGATAGCAGATGTGGTAGGCATTTCATCAACAACGCCTGCAGGTATCAATATGAATCAGTGGTCCAATATTTTTGATGGAGCACATTTAATTGATACCCAAGTTAACCCAATAGTTAGCTTCGAGTTACCATACTATTCCAAGTACCGATTTAAACCTGCAAAACATCGTGATTACGAAGTTGGACAAATCGACGAGTTTCAAGACTCGTGGACTGCGTCTTTTAATGCACGGCCATTGTCGGATGGAAAAGGTTGGTGTAGTCTTTCCTGCTCTGCAGCGGAAGACTTTAGCTGCTATTTCTTTTTGGGTACACCCATTTTCTATGTGGAACGAACGTTCCCCATCGACTAAGTGGGTGTCCCCCTCCTTCGGGAAAAACGAATTATTCGGAGACCGACCTCCGACACAGAAAAGGGGAGTTAGAATTCGCTCCGGAAAGGCAAAAGAATCACCCACACTCGTCTAGGAATGGCCCCTAGGACGGTATAACGGGTTAAA